AGCTTTATTTAAAATGTTTATAAACAGGTGTGTGAAGTTACACTCCACAGCATTTAAATATAAGAAGATAAAAGACAATAACCAAAGAAATAATTAATTAATTTCTAGCACCCGTTATCCAGTTATATTTACGGAGTTTAGGTAAGAGTTTGTTTTTACGTTTATCATTGGCAAACCCTTCTTTACTGGTAGCTTGTGACTTTGGTGCTCTAGCAAAGTAGTCTGCATAGTATAGCGCATCCATAATATCATCGTTCCGAGGTTTAGGATGCTCAAAGAACTCATCTATTATCTCTGTCATCTCTCTTTTAATATATAATTTCTTAGAATTAACAATAGGGCCTAGTGTGGTTTCTAGTCTATCTTGCTTCTTTATTCTATTAGGTGGCTTAACTCCCTTAAAGATACCGGGCATCAGTCTTTTCTCATTGGCACTCATACGGGTTACCATATCTCTAACCATCTCTTGTGCTGCAACGGTCTCAATCGTTACCCGCCTAACAGGGCTATACTTCTTTGCCAGCTCTATAATCTTAGCTGGTACATCAAATGTAGGGATGCGTTCTCTAAAATACTCTAAGACATACCGATTACTCTTAGAATCTATACCCATAACCAAGATAACTTGAAAGTCTGAGGTCTCTGTAGCTGTCGCTGCAAGGTCAACCCCCATGTAAATATTGATAGGAATTACCTCATCACCCTCTACAATGTAATTAAAACCGTTCATAAGCTTACGCTCACCATTGTAATGCTGTATTCTATCTATCTTAAATGATGCATTAGATATATCTCTCGCATCATTCATATATTCTTGAGCAAACTTATTTACTAAGCCTGCCTCTATAAATTCTTGTTTCTTATGATTTAACTTAGTAAGAGGGAACTGCTCAGGCCATAACGCCTTACCTTCTTCAATAGCTCTGTGAAAGAACACATCCCACGGATAACTTCTATCATCTTTTTGTGCTTTTCGGAATCCGTCATAGGTCATCTGTAAAAAGCTATCAAAGTGTACAATAGTACCGGCTAACCATATCCAACCCTCATTACCGGGTGATTCTTCTAAGGCAGGATAGATTGTAGATACCACCCACTTCTTAATTTCATTACGTCGTTCTGGTGTCTTAGTGTTTAGCTCTGATTCAAAGTCATCCAAGATAATACCGGTATAACGTACATCTACTTCTGCACGCCCCCTAAGTCTTTGAGAAGTACCTTTGGCTATAATCCTATCTCCTTTAGGAATAACAAGGTCTTTTTCTGTCCAGCGCTTCCCTACGCTACCCCCATCCATATTACCAAAGTAATACTTAATGGTCTTATTGGTTTCTAAGTGGTATCTAAGATACTTTAAGTGGTCAATGGCCTGACCTTGCTCTTCCGATACCCATGCAATAAAGTTCTGGTCATCCTCACCAGCAAAGCAAAGTTTATGTAAGATAGCTGATTTAGATAGAATAGACTTACCAAAGCCCCTAGGAAGTATAATACATATACGCTCTCCGGGTTTAGTAGATATTAGTCTTTTAGAAACGGTGTAGTGACAGGAGGGGGATGCACTCTTATGCATGAAGTCTTTAGGAAGAAAGGCTCTTCCAAAGAATAGTAGGTCTTTATAAGATTTGGCTAGTATCTCATCCCGACGAATCATCTCTTCAGGAGGAGGAATAACGTTAAACGTCTCTATTGGCTTCTCTTTTGGCAAGTTTTCTAGCCTCGATAATTCCTCTTTTACGTCTTTTGTTTTCAATAGTTAACTTTTTTTTTAAACGCTTACGGGCTTTAGCAGCTTTGTTAGGCATTATTGCTTTTCCTTAAATTAACCTGCCTACTAAGCATGGTTATCTTTAATTAGTTTAATATTATAAATCATAGTACCCCATCGTATTTGCTTAGGATACTGCCATATCTTCCTATTGAGATGCATTTTCTTCTATTAACCCCGTCTCAAAGGCTTTTAATCTATCCTTAGAAAAACCAGTAAACTCTTGTATCAACGCTACAGAGTCTGTTTTCTTTTCAGTAGACAATAATCCCGATATCTTCATTAATGTTTCTAATGCGCGCAGTTTATCACCATCTCGTACATCTGCTTTATCTACTACTGACTTTGCATTTTCTAATAAATAAGTCTTAGTAATCCCCAAATCATCCATTAACGCTTCAACTTCTTTGTTAATCAATACTCGTATCCTCTTTTGTCTTAATAAAATCTTAGAGCGGGTTAACGCATACCGACGGTTCTTCGTCTTATAGACCGTTAAGTAAGCATCCGTTGCGTCCCGACCCATAGCTACCATCTTAGCAAACAGCTTTTCCCTAGCGGTAATATACTTACTGTTCTTATGGCGCGTAAATGTATAAATATCTTTAGGCGGCTCACCCTGTAACTTAGCATTATCAACTACAAAAGCAGTTCCCAGTAAAGTACGGATGTAATCGGTCTTCTTATTATATTGATTACTATACATTACTGCCCGCTTTAATATCGTAAATACCTGTCCATCATCACTCAAAGCCCACTCGCCCTCACCAGCTTTCCGCCAATCATCTTTTAAATCTGCTTTTAAGTGGTGCTTTCTAAATTCTTCTTCATTCTCGTATAAATGATAGTCTACTCCACTAATGGTCTTGACATACATCCTACGCCTTAGCTTTTACATCCGGTATATCTATATCAAAGAAGTCTACCAACATCGGTGATTCCATATCATCTATAATCAATAATATCTCCATCATGTAGGCATAATCACCAGTCTCTCTAAACTTACTCGATAACGACTTTAAGCTGTCTATCGCGGGGCCTAGGTCTAAGATTTCCATACTAGGGTTTGTTTCCATGGTATGAATATAAGCATATATTACTTTTTTAAACAAGATTAAAAATAAGGGTTGACTGGTATAGGTTAAAACAAATAAATTCAAATGTCGGTTGAGACAGAATAATATATTATAATACTATTAATATATTAATATATTAATATACTATAATACTATAATACTATAATACTATAATATTAGTAATACTATTAATATTATAATATATTAAAATAATCTTCTTATAATATATTAATATACTAGTAATACTATAGTATTATAATATTACCGCGAAATATTATGATAGTACCCGCGATATCAATCCTACCTTAACTTTCCAAAAATTTCTAAAAAATAATATTAATATGTGTGTCTTTCTTTTATTTATGACATGCGCCCCCCCAATCGGATTTAGGTTGAAATAATCGGGGTTGAAAAAGTCAAGGTCGGCTCAGCTAGGTTGAAAATAATGGAGGTACATGAAAAATAATTGTATTAATACGGGAACTTTTACAGTACTCTTGACGTATGAACCATAGGTTCATTGACAATTATATATGATTGGCGGCGTTAGCTGTACGGGTAACGTGCTTTCAGGCAATAGATACTGAGCGTCAATCTTGCGGATGTCCCAAGGGGTAGCATCCAAGATAGTTTCCGACGAGTTACCGCGGTATGTGACCTAGTTTATATTAGTGCCCTCAGGCTTTTATAGGTTAGCGCAATTAGTAGCAGGGAATTAGTACAGGTATATTAATAGTAACTATAATAAAGGATACGAAAAATGAATAATCTTAATGTAAACAATGATGATGACCTAAAAAAACTAGCGCTTGAGTTAATGAAAGCTCAGGACGCTGAAGTAATAGAAGAGATACCGGAAGCCAAGATAGTTCCTGATTTAACTCAGGAACCTGATGAAACTACCGGTATTTTTGCGCATGAAGTTGAATCAATTCAATTATGGGTTCAATGGCATGATGGCACCTATCATAAGGTAAACGGTTATCATGGCGTAAATAGACGCCCCGTAGATGGATTAAGTTCAACTCCTGAGATACTTCATATTGCACCTGATACTAGTAGTATTATTGGTATGGGTGAAATTGAATCTATTGCAGAACAACTAATGGATGCAGGTTACCAATACCATAACCATGGTGAATTAAAGAATAATAAATGGTTATTTATTGAGTTAGAGCACCCTGATTTACCTAAAATGCATTTTAATGGTACTAGTTTAGTTCCTAAGATGTTTTTAGGGTCAAGTCATGATGGTACCTTAGCGCTAAAAAGTACAGTTAAAATAGTAGATACTATCTGCTATAATACTTTTATGATGAATCATAGAAGTGACTTGCTTTTCAAGGCTAAACATACCCGTAATGCTACGTATAGAATAAAAGAATACAAGCAGGGTATTGCTGACGCTTCCGACTTACTAAATCAATACTATGACCAAGTGGATAAGCTATCTAATACCCAGTTTGGTGGTAAGCAAAATCTCGAGAAGTATTTTGCTACTACTATTGGTGCTAAAAAGATGGAGCGTACCCGTAAGCATAACGGTCAGGAATATAAAACTGAACCTATGTTTAGCGGTAAGCATGAGAATCAAATATCACAACTATTTGAGAGCTACCAAGATGGAGCCGGACAAGATAAAAGGGGTTCAACACTCTGGTCAGCATTTTCAGGCGTTACCGATTGGTGCGACAATCATCCTGCTAATGAAAAATCAGTCCAATTAGGTACCAATTTGATAGGCAATAGGGCCCGTCAAAAGCAGACCGCTTGGGACTTTGCTAATAGCTTAGCTGATGTAATATAATCATAAAATAAAAGTAGAGGAATAATAAACCAAAGAGGCCCGGGAGAAATCTCGGGTCTTTTTTTGTGTCTAAAATTAATATTTATAGGGGACATTCACGTAAGTAGTTCAAAAACACCATTCACGTAGGTAATTCACGTACGTATTTATAAGGATAATTCACGTAAGTAGTACTTTAAAAGTAAAATTCACGCAAGTAGACGTAAAATACTACTAAATACTAGTATTTTAGAAGGTTATTAAGTAAAAGGTGGGTAATATTATAATATTATCTTTTATTTATTTTATAGGTTTTAATAGATAGTATTATATTAATATATATTATATCTATATATAAGCTACACAGTATAATAGACGCTACGAAACAATTATTTTAATTATTTTAATATTAAATGGAACTTTTAATATATTACTACGTATATTAAGTTAGAAACATTAATAGAAAGGAATTAATTATGAGATTAGAAATTTTTAATAATAGAGAAATTACTTTAAGTAAAAGCCAATTAAAAGAAATTGTAGAATCTATTATAGATTATGTAGAAGGGAACGGATTACATAGAAAAACAGCAGAGGAACAGCAAGACTATTTCACGTGTACTATTTACAATCTTTTTATAAAGAAATACTTAAAAGAAAAAATAAATGTAGAAAAAGAAAAAAGAATATTAGACCTAGAAATTAGAAGGTTACAAAAAAAATTAAATAACTTGGAACTAATTGAAAACTAGTACGTATAAAAACCAAAAGAAGGAATAAATATAATGGAACGAATAATTAAAAAGATAAAAAAAACCTTAGACATTACACGCAAAGAACTACAAAAGGAATGGTACAGCAATACGCAAAGTGAACTATGTCACAGTCTTTTAGAAATTGAAAGTAACTTGGAAGAAACACTTGAAAAATTAGGCGCAAAAGGATATAAAAGAGCATCTTTAAAAGGAGTAAAAAAATGACTTTATTATCTAATCCAATTACAAACTACAAGGCTAAGAAGAACCAATCTTTAGGAGTTGACACCTATTTTTTAAGTCTTGCCCATTCAAATACAAGTGGCTACAATGTATGCCCACTTGCCAATAAAATTGGCGAGAATAACAAGAATAAAAGTAACTGTTCCTTAGTTTGTGTAGCTAAAAATGGTAATGGAAATTACCCAAATGTAATAAAATCTAGAATTGATAAAACGAAACGCTTTTTTGAAGATAGAGACAATTTCTTAAATGAATTAGTAGTAGAAATTTACAAGTCTATAGAAAAAAGCAAGAAGAATAAAAGTAAGCCAACTTTCAGACTAAACGCATATTCTGATATACGTTGGGAATCTATAAAAGTAAATAAATTTGGTAATAATACTATATTTGAGCTATTCCCAGATATACAATTTTATGATTATACAAAAATACCAAACAGAATTACACCCTTTAATTATTCTCTAACCTATTCACATTGGGGAAAATGGACAGTTACAGAAAAAGCAATAGAAAAAGGTCAAAACGTGGCAATGGTATTTGATGTTAAAAAGGCTGATAAACTGCCCAAAACGTTTAGGGGTAGGTCAGTAGTCGATGGAGATAAAACAGACCTTAGAACACCCCAAAACGACGGCTTAAAAGCTATTGTAGGATTAAGGGCAAAGATGAGTCAAGCCAACATTAATAAAGAATTAGACAAAACAACCTCTTTTGTAGTAAGGGCGTAAAATAAATTGGAACTTATTAACAACTAGTAAGTACAAGTAATAAACGAAAGGAAAAAAATGAAACTATTTAAAAAATCTAAACTAAAATCAAAATA